GGCATCCTTGAGGTTGTTGGCGAAACTGTCTCGCCTGTATTCGTGTGTGTTGACCAGGTAGTCCGCCAATGTGTCCTTGCCCGATCCTATGAGTCCACTGATTGCTATGATCATTTTATCTTGTTGATTCCCAGGTGTTTAATACATGATTGTAACATCTGGATCTGTCTTTTGCAATCATCTAGGGCATGGTGGCTTGCCGATTTGACTTCAGGCATGTCCGGCCACAATGAATAGACCGTCCTGCAGTCACGCACCCTCCAGAACTTCCAGGGCAGGTTCTGCCCAAATTCCTTGTAGGCATGTTCCAGTATGTTCATGTCAAAGGTGGGACCATTGGCCCATATCCTTTCACTGTGCCATATCAATTTGCCCAGATCTTCCAGGCACTCATGCAATGGCCTGCGACCCACGTCCTCGAACACCTCACGTTGTGCCTCCGGTGCCTGGTGTGCCCACCACTCAACGGTGGCATCATCCACCTTGCGATTGGGTTGGCTTTCCGTGGTGACCCTGGCATAGAAGTGCCTTTCTGGCCAGCCGTTCTGCAAGGGATCAAACACCTGTGCCGCGATGGTCATGATCACAGCGTCGTGGTCTGTTGCCAGTGTTTCTATGTCAATCATCAAATCCATGCTATTATTATACTGCAAACTGGATTTTGTGTCAACCTACTTGCGTTTTGGTCCTTTTGGGGATATCTTTTTTAGGAAAGGTGTTTTTGGTTTGGCACGTTTTGACGTTGCCACTTTCTTGGGTCTGAGAGCTTTTTTGAGTGCGTCTCTGCGTTTGAACTTGTTCAGCGCCTGCATGATGCGACTGGCCACGTTCAGTTTCTTGGTTCTCTTGGCCTTGCGTGCCTGCACGGCCTTGGTCTTGGCACGTGTCTGTTTCATCTTTGCCCGTTTGCCCACATCAATGGATGCTCCGCATTGGCTGGGACTTGACACCAATCTGCCTGCACGGTTGCCGGTCTCGCAACGCCACTTCATCTTGACCTTGGACTTGCCGGTACCGCCCTTGCCCACACGGGCAAACACCATGCCTTCCGTGATGATTTCGGATACCTGCATCAGCCGATCACCCAGCTCAATGGTTGTGAATGATCCGTGAATGTTGACAGATCTGCTATCAGCCTGTCCATCTCTGCCTGTGCCTCTGCCTTGATGGCCGAGCCGTTCAGTGGAGTGCCTCCCTGTGGACCAGCGATGGTGGCGAACTTCTCACGTGCCTCGCCGATGATCATCTTGCCGCCGGCATAGGTGTAGTCACGTATCCATTGCAGTATGGGTGCATCCTGCAACAGCACCACTTCCGGTTTGTAGTTGTAGTGCCACAACAGCACGTCCTCGCCACTGCCCTTGGGATCACGCATGATGGTCAACTTCTTGCTCACTGGCTCGTAGTTGAAGTTCAGGTGTCCTCCGAACATACGCATGGCCAGCTCAACATATTGGCTGTACATGTCGAATGTGGCCAAACCGCCCGCATAGGAGTAGTTCAGCAGGTACACGTTCAAGGTGGCCGATGAGAATGGATCAAAACTGGATGAGTATGGTCCTGTGGCATCTCCCATGGTCCTGCGGAAGATCTGTCTCACTGACTGCACTTCGCTTGGCAGTGTGTACACGTTCTGGTTCTTGGTCAGTTGCAACAGAGAATATGATTCCTCATGGGCATTCTGTGCCCTGGATCTGTATGTCAGCAAGGCCTTTGAGTATGCCGTTTCATAGTGCTTGGGATCCAGTTCGGTATCAACTATGCCATCGCCCAAGCGATTGGCAACATAGTCAAACACCTCCTGTTTTAATTCTGTTAGTGTGGCCATTGTGTCCTCCGTTGTAACTATTTATCGGAATATGGTCAACTGGCTGAAGGTAGGGTGTAGGTGGCCTTGATGATGATCAGGTTGCTGTTGAATCGTCCATTCACTGGCGTGCCAGTGGTCTTGAGCTCATCGAACAGTTTGCGTCTGGACGGCTTGTCCGCCAGGCTCAACTGTGGCAGGAACTGTTCCGGCTTGCGTAGTGTCTTCTGTGTGGACTTCTTGGTGTCAAAGTTCAGTATGCTGGTGCCCTTGACCGTGAACACCTTGTTCTGGGCATCGGCCACGTAGTATTGCAGTTTGCGGTTCTTGGTGTTGTACACCCACATCTCACTGGACTCCAGTATCTTGGTGGGGTCCTCGGTCTTGAGATTCAGTTCCGGAAACTCGCTGAGCAGTTTCAGTTTCCTCACCACCTTCTCCGGCGGTCTTGGTTTCCTGCGTTTGACTCCTTCCTTGGAATCCTTTGAATATGCCTCTAATTCGCTTATAATCTCCCTACAGTAAGAGATCATGTTCTTCTGCTGGTCCTTGGTAGCCCAACTGTATCCCTCGCTTAGAACCTTGTCTTTGTTGGTCACAGAGGCATTCAGTTCCTTGATCTGTTTCTCCCACAGATCCTTGATCATGCTGATCTGTTTGGCCGGTAGGTCATATCTGGCCAGTATCTCCTGTATGCCCTGGGGTTTCTCGCTGTCCTGTATGTCGCCCTCGATGTAGTTGTCGAACACCTCGTTGATCTTGCCCACGGCGCAGGCCTTGCTCTCTTCCACTGATCTCTTGAGTGCCATCACAACAGTTTCCCCATCATGATCATTTTTTGATAGTCTGCTATCATTGCGTTGCATTTCTCCTGTAATTCTATAAAAGTGTGCGTCGTCTTGTGATGTCGCCTGCACTGAATTTCTGCTGTACTTAACTCAGTAACCAGGTTACTGATATTTTTGTTTATCTTCTCCAGGTCCATTCTGACATGATAAGGCAGGTTTTTGATGTCTTTTTGCAGTTCATGATCCACTCTTGCCCAGTCTTCTGAGGTGTCAATTTGTAGCATCTCACTATTTTACCACTTTTGTATTTTGAGGTCAACTCTTTTAGGCGATAAATAGTTAGATAGCGAGAACACAAAATGCCACGATTATCATTATACCGATCAAACAAGACCAATGACTTCAAGTTCCTGGACAAGACCATCAGCGAGATGTACACGGTTGGCGGTGCGGACATATTCGTCCACAAGTACATGGGACCCAAGATCGTCGGTGACAGTTCGGTCAGAGATCAGGGCGACGTCACACAACCCACATACGACACAGAAGATCCACTGAACGTGGAGGACTTGTTGTTCCTGGAGAACAGGAACAGGAACTACGATGATGACATCTATGTCATGCGTGGTGTGTACAACGTGCAGGACATCGACTTTGACCTGTCACAGTTTGGTCTGTTCCTGAATGGTGACACGCTGTTCGTCACTTTCCATTACAATGACATGATAGATTCACTGGGTCGCAAGTTGACGGCCGGTGACGTGTTGGAATTTCCCAATCTCAAGGACTACCACCCATTGGACACCAACGACCTGATACCCAAGGCATTGCCCAGGTACTACGTGGTTCAGGATGCCGCCTTCGCGGCTGAGGGCTTCAGCCCGACCTGGTTACCACACCTATGGCGTGTCAAGGTCACACCGATGCAGGCCACACAGGAGTTTGATGACATCCTGAACAAGCCGATCGATCCGGACAATCCAAGTGCGGGCACCATCGAAGACTTCGTGTCAATGAAGAAGAAGGATCTGGAGATCAATGATGCCATAGTGCAACAGGCAGAGGTCGAGGTTCCACGCAGTGGTTATGACAACACAGCATTCTATGTGACGGCAACGGTAGATGACGAACCAGTCAAGCCAGGCACCACACCATCAGTGGACGGCTACCTGGTGGGATACATGACCGGCAACAATGTTCCGCCCAACGGACTGCCCGTGACATCGGGCGTGAGCTTTCCCGCCAATCCAGGCAGTGGCGACTACGCACTGAGATTGGATTACTTCCCCAACAGGCTGTTCAGATTTGATGGCACCAGATGGGTCAAGGTAGAGGACGGCGTGAGAACAGAATTGACACCGGGTGATACAGACAACAAGACACTGAAAGAATCATTCCAGAGCAACACAGCAACGGTACAGACGACGGACAGGGGCAACATACCAAGTAGCCAATCGCTGTCTGACCTGTTGAACCCCAAAAAGGATAACTAATGGCAGGACAGACAGTACCATTTTTCTATGACGACCAGATAAGGCGTTTCCTCATACAGTTCACGAGGATGTTTTCCAACTACCAGGTGGAATACGGAGTGGACGACACGGGTGCGGCCACGTTGGTGCGTGTACCAGTCAGGTACGGAGACGCATCCAGGCAGGCATCACAGATCATCGCACAGAACTCCAGGAGCAAGATGCCCAGTTCTCCCATGATGACTTTCCACATCACGGCACTGGACTATGCCAGGGACCGTGTGCAGGAGCCATTCTTCGTTGACAAGAAGACGCTGAAACAGAGGACCTGGGACACTGACACACAGACATACGAGAACACACAGGGCAACGCATTCACCATTGAGAGATTGATGCCAGTGCCCTACAACATGACCATACAGTTGGACGTGTGGGCATCCAACACGCAACAGAAGTTGCAGATACTGGAACAGATATTACCCATGTTCAACCCCAGCCTGGAGATACAGTCAACCGACAACTACATAGACTGGACGTCACTGAGCGTGGTTGAGCTCACTGGTGTGAATTGGAGTTCCAGAACCATACCACAGGGCACGGATGACATGATTGACATGTCCACCCTGACATTCCAGATCCCTATATTCATCTCCATGCCGGCCAAGGTCAAGAAACTGGGCGTGATACACAAGGTCATAGCATCCATATACGACACCGACGGCAATGCCGCGGATGCCATCGTTGATGATGACATACTGATGGGCACCAGACAGAAGATCACTCCATTTGGTTACCAGACCATACTGATAGGCAACCAGATACAGTTGTTGAGACAGGAACAGGTGGATCCCACCAGGGCCACGCTGTCAGCACCAGCAGAGATCAGTGCCACTGATCCCGTGAAATGGCAGGGTTTCATCGACAACTATGGCGCCTTGCGTGACGGCATCAGCCAGATCAGATTCACGTCGGAACACACCGACACCGAGATAGTGGGCACGGTCGCACTGCATCCAACGGATGACAGGTTCCTGCTGTTCACACTGGACCAGGACACCATACCCACCAACACGCTGGCGGCACTGACCGCGGTGATCGATCCGCTGAGCAGTGGACCGGGGGCAGGACTGGACACGGCCGTGAGGGGACAACGTTACCTGTTGACGGATGCCATCGGCAATGCCGACGATGACGAGAACTCAGTGGCCTGGGGCAACCTGGTGGCTGACAAGAACGACATAGTGGAATACGATGGCGGAGTGTGGAACGTGGTATGGGACGCATCGAACCAATCCATAGACGAGTCAACCAACATCACTGATTTCGTCACCAACACCACCACCGGCATACAGTACAAGTGGACCGGTACCGAGTGGGTGAGGAGTTATCAGGGACTGTACAGAGGTGGAGATTGGAGCCTAGTACTATAGACGCCGTGGGCGTCTGGTTCTATGCCAGGTCCACGGGACGATACCTATATCTCTTACGCAATGATCACAAACATCCTGGAACATGGGGATTGCCTGGTGGCAAGGTCGAATCGGGCGAAAGCCTGATGGATGCCATGAGGAGAGAGTGTGCGGAAGAGATGGGACACTTTCCCGACAGCGAACGTGTCATGCCCATAGAACAGTTCACGTCAAACGACAAGCGTTTCGTGTACCATACGTTCTTCGCGGTGCTGTCAGAGGAATTCACGCCACGGCTGAATGACGAGCATCTGGGTTATGCCTGGATCAACAACAGCGAAATACCCAAACCATTGCATCCTGGACTGTGGTCCACCATGAACATCGAAGTGGTCAGAGACAAGGTCAGGATAGTCGAGGAATCATTCAGACGTCACAGTGGCTGATCCACTGGTCGTAGGTCATCTCTGAGAAGTTCCTGCAGTCTTTCCAGGTGTCCGGAGTATCAATCCTGGTCCTGTTCCTCGTCAGATAGGACACACGCACGAACTTGGTCTTGGTATAGGTCTGCATGATCTCATGCACCTGCCTGGCCAGTTTCACGTTCTTGCCTTCATCAAAGTCATACCCGATCATGTAGATTTCCCGATGTCCATCAAATGCCGCCAACCACACTGCGGTGGCAGGCTCCAGCAATGCTGTGCCCAATGGTATGAGATACAGTTCCCCCGGAAAACTCAATAACTTGCCCGCTGACGAATACACCACCGTGTTT